CTCTCCCCTGGGTACCCTGGGGGGGTATGCGGTTACCATCGGTGGCCTAGGAGGTCAGGATGCCGCCACGTCGCCGCCAATCGGTGCCATCGCACACCGAGGCGCTTGCGGGGGCGTTGGCTGCGTTGGACCTGGAGACGGTGGATGACGCGGCGAAGCGGCTCGCCCTGGGGTACGCGTCGATGATCGACGCGGACGCTACGGCGCTCCAGCGGATCGGGAGTCACTATCTGGCTGTCCTGGCTGCTCTGGGGTTGACGCCGGCGGCCCGTGCGTCTCTGGCGAAGGGGGGCACGGATGGCGGCACGCCTGGCCTTGACGACCTCGCCCGACTCCGGGCCGAACGGTCTGCCTCTCGGTAGGACGACGCCGCGGCTGTTCACGCCGCCGCTCGTCACCGGGCCGCCGGGGCCGTGCGGGTGCGGGTGTGCGCTGTCGCCGTCCACGTCCTACGGGTTCGCTGTCGCGGACTTCGCCGCGAGCGTGCTCCGGTTGCCGCTCGATCCGTGGGAGCGGTGGGTGGCGATCCATGGTGGGGAGTTGCTCCCGGACGGCCGGCCACGGTTCCGGGTGCTGCTGGTGATCGTTGGCCGCCAGAACGGCAAGTCGTGGCTGCTGACCGTGCTGACCCTGTTCTGGTTGTTCGTCGAGGCGTGGCCGCTCGTGCTTGGCACGTCAACGAACATCCGGTACGCGCAGGAGCCGTGGGAGAAGGCCGTAGCACTCGCCACCGACAAGCTGCTGCCGCTCCACAAGCTGATGCCCCCGGGCGTGAAGGGTGTCCGCCGGGTCAACGGTGAGCAACGGCTCACGACGGCCGAGGGGTGCCGGTATGAGATCGCTGCGAGCAACGCCCGCGGTGGCCGGTCGTTGAGCATCGACCGGTTGGTGCAGGACGAGCTGCGCGAGCAACGGTCCTGGGATGCGTGGAACGCTGCTGTCCCGGCGACGAACGCCCGGCCGAACGCGCAGGTCTGGTGCATCAGCAATCAGGGCGATCACCGGGCCGTTGTCCTGGACTCGTTGCGTGATGGCGCGTTGGCGTTCCTGGACACGGGGCAGGGTGACGAGCGGACCGGGCTGTTCGAGTACTCGGCCGAGCCGGGCAAGCCGATCGATGACGTGGAGGGCCTGGCGCAGGCGAACCCGAACGCGGGCCGCCGGATTGACTGGGACACGCTGCTGGGGACGGCGCGGCGGATCATCGCGTCGGGCGACCTGGAGGCCGAGGCCGGGTTCCGGACGGAGGTGCGCTGCGAGAAGGTCGCGACGCTGGCGAGCGCCATCGACTTGACCGCGTGGGCGGCCGGCAGGCAACCGGCGCCGATGGACGACTTGCGGGACCGGCTGGCGTGCGTGTTCGACGTGTCCCCGGACGGTGGGCACGCGACCCTCGCCGTGGCCGCGTTCACGGGCGAGGCGTACCGGGTGGAGATCGTGAAGGCGTGGGATGGCCTCGACGCAACGGCGTCCGCTCGCCGCGAGCTGCCGGCCCTCGTGGCGCGGGTGAACCCGTTGGTGTTCGGGTGGTTCCCGGGTGGCCCTGCTGCCGCGCTGGCGGCTGATCTCCGGGCCCGGTCGACGGCCCTCGGTTGGCCACCGAAGGGTGTCAAGGTCGAGGAGATCAAGGGGGACACGAGCGCCGCGTGCATGGGGTTCGCTGACCTCGTCAAGGCGGGGGAGGTGTTGCATCCCGGTGACCCGTTGCTCGATGCGCAGGTGGACGGCGCGTCAGCTCTGCGGACGGGTGACCGGTGGGTGTTCTCCCGGCGCGGGTCGGGCACCTGCGATGCCGTGTACGCGGTGGCGGGGGCGGTGCATTTGGCGCGGTCGACGCGGCCGGGCCCTGGCAGGCCCCGGATTCTGGTGTCGCGGGTCTAATACCCCCTACCCCTATGGGGTATGCGATACTTCGGGTCGTGAGGTTGTGGCCGTGGAGTCGTCCAGCGGTTCAGGCTGCCCTCGCCGCCCAGGCCGACCTCGTGGCCACCGACGAACCCGCGGCGTCGCGTGCAGCGTTCACCGTGACCGTGCCGCCCGAGCTGTCGGGCATGTGGTCGTCGGTGTCCGGGGTCGGCAAGGTGTCCCGCGCTGACGCGCTGTCCGTCCCGGCGGTGCTCCGGGCCCGGAACCTGATCGCTGGCACTCTCGGCGCGTTGCCGGTGCACCTGCACGGCCCTGACCGTGCCGTGGTCCCGTCGAACCTGCTCGACCAGCCCGAGGCCGCCGCGCCCAGGTCGGTCACGATGGCGTCGTTGTATGAGGATCTGCTCCTGGAGGGCATCTCCTGGTGGCGGATCACGAAGTTCGCATGGACGACCTACCCGGAGCGGGTGGAGCGACTCGAACCGTCCCGGGTAGCGGTCCTGCCGACGGGGCAGATCACGGTTGATGGGCGCTTGGAGCCCGACGCCGACAAGATCTTGATCCGGTTCGACAGCCCGCACCCGGGCTTGTTGACGGTGGCGGCTCGGGCGATCCGGACGTGTCTGCTGCTCGACCAGGCCGCCGCGAGGTATGCGGCGGAGCCGATGCCGTCGGGCTACTTCGAGCCGCGTGAAGGTGCCGACCCGGCCGACGACGACACCGTGCAGGAGTTGCTCGATGACTGGGGGCAGGCCCGGAACACCCGGGCCACGGCCTACATCCCAGCGTCGGTCACGTACACGACCGTGCAGTGGTCGCCGGAGCAGTTGCAGCTCGCCGACGCCCGCCAGCACGCGGTCCTCGAGATCGCCCGGGCGGCCGGGATCGACCCGGAGGAGTTGGGCGTCTCCACCACGTCGCGCAGCTACTCGAACCTGGAGCTGGACCAGCAGAAGTTCCGGGCGCAGACGTTGAACCACTACTCGACCGCCGTCGAGGAACGCCTGTCGATGGGTGACGTGACCCCACGCGGCTACTACGCCCGGACGGCGTGGGATGCGTTCCTGCGCACCGACACGGCGTCCCGGTACGCGGCCTATGAGGTGGGCTTGCGGGTCGGCGCGCTGGGCGAGTCCGAGATCCGCGAGTTGGAGGACAAGCCAGCACTCACCGCGGCGCAGAAGCCGAAGCCGCAGGCCCCGCCGGCGCCTGCCGTCACCGAACAGGAGCCGCAGCCGATGCAGTCGACCAGGCAAGGGGTCCTCGGCCAGTTCACCGCCGAGGGCGAGACGGTCACGTTGTCGTTCGCGCCGTCCGACGTCGAGGAGTTCCGCGCCGACCCGGAGAAGCGGACCGTGTCCGGGATGCTGCTGCCGTACAACGTGCAGACCACGGACGGCCGGCAGATCCGGTTCTCGCCGGGGTCCGTGTCGTGGCAGAAGGCCGCGGTGTCCCGGGTCAAGCTCGACCGTGAGCATGACCTGCGTGAGCTGCTCGGGTCGGCCACGAAGGTCAGCTCGTCCGAGCACGGCGTGTCCGCGGCGTTCAAGGTCGCTCGGACGCCGGCCGGTGACGAGGCGCTCGCGCTGGCCGCTGACGGCGCACTGGACGGCCTGTCGGCTGTCGTGGCCATCACCGACGCCATCCCTGACCCCGTGCACGAGGGCGGAACCCTCGTCACGGCGGCGCGGCTGGTCAGGGCGACCCTGACCGCCGAGCCCGCATTCGACGACGCCCGGTTGACGGACGTCGCGCTGTCCCGCACCACCGACCAGAAGGGGGCCACCGTGCCCGAGATCGACCAGGGCGGGACCGCAACCGCGACCGCCCCTGACCTGACCGAGTTCACCGCGTCCATCGGTGACGCCATCACGACCGCGTTCGAGTCGGTCGTGGAGCGCCTGGCCGCCCCGCAGGGCCGCGAGGTGGTGCCTGCCGGCCGCGCCACGGGGTTCACCGTGACCGAGCCGCCCGTGTACCACTTCGAGCCGGGGTCGCCGCACAGCATCGTGCGGGACACGTTCAACGCCCGGGCGAACGGTGACCCGGAGGCCACCGACCGTCTGCGGAAGTTCGCCGCGCAGCAGGCCGAGATCGCCAAGTTCGCGACCGTGAACCGGACCGTGGGCGCGAACGTGATCCCGCCCGGGTACCGGCCCGACCTGTACGTGCCGCAGCTCTTCCAAGGCCGCCCGCTGTTCGACATGCTCTCCAAGGGCACGCTGACGGACGCGACGCCGTTCACGATCCCCAAGTTCGGTTCGGCGTCCGGCGCCACCGCCGACCACGTCGAGGGCACCAACCCCGCGGACGGCACCCTGACCCTCGGGTCGGTCACCGTGACCCCGGGGGCTGTCTCGGGCCGGTTCCGGATCACCCGCGAGATCATCGACTCCTCGAACCCGGCGATCGACGCGATCGCGATGGCCGCGATGCGGGAGTCGTACTCGCAGCAGACCGAGGGCAAGGTCTACACCGCGCTGAACGGTTCGACCGGCCAGGGTGGCACCATCACCTCCGGGTTCGTGCCGTCGGGTGCTGCCGTGGTGACCGCGACCGGGGTCGGCTCGACGGGCGCCGCGGGCGTGGCCCTGCTCGACACCTTGCGCGACCAGTTGGTGGCGTACCCGTTCCGGCGGTTCGCGGCCCCGAACCGGCTGGCCCTGGCGCAGGAGGCTGCCACCCAGCTCGCCAAGGCGAAGGACACCAGCGGCCGGCCGCTGCTGCCGCGCCTGGCCGCGATGAACGCTGTCGGGAACGTGGACACCCTGAACCAGGCGTTCGACGTGGACGGCCTGCCGGGTGTGCCGGCCTGGTCGATGACCGGGAACGCTGCCGGTGACGCGGACACCCTGCTGTGGAACGCGCAGGACGTGTGGGCGTGGGAGTCGGCTGTCTCGACCTTCCGGTACGAGGAGGTGGCGGGCCCGGCGAACGTCGACCTGGTCCTGTTCGCCTACTTCGCGGTGGCCGTGGTCCGTGCGTCCGGCATCTCCGCTGTCCGGCTGACCGTCACCTGATCCCTGATCGCAGGGTGGGCGCCCGCGATGGGCTGTCCGGGCGCCCACCCTGCCACCAACCAGCAGAAGGGCGGCCGAGCGTGGCTGAGAAGAAGGTCGAGATCGTCGACACCGCAACGGTTGCCGACGTCGTGGAGCCGGTCCGTGCGGGCGGTCACGTTCTCGTGGATGGCCGTTGGGTGATCGAGGGAGAGGACGAGGTCTGATGCTCGACCAGTTGGTGTTGAAGGGCTACGGCGTCGCCGAGCTGTTCAACCAGGACGACGAGCTGATCCGGGTCGTCCAGTTCGAGAACCTGATCACCGACGCCGGTGACCTGTACATCGCGCAGAAGATCATCACCGGGATCAGTCCGGCGAACCCGTCGGCGCCGACCGCGATGACCGGGATGAAGCTGGGCACCGGTGCGACCGCTGCCGCCAAGTCCGGTGCCGGTGGTGCCCTGGTGACCTACCTGTCCGGGTCGAACGTCACGTTCGATGCGACGTACCCGCAGACCGCGAACCTCGGGGCCGGGCTGGGCGTGAACGCTGTCTACCGGTGCACGTGGGCGGCCGGGGTCGCCACGAACGGCGCGATCACCGAGGTGGTCATCGTCAACGACGCTGCCACGAACGCGACCAGCACCGCGGGGAACACGGCCAGCCGTGCCCTGTTCGGGTCCGCGATCAACAAGACCGCGACGGACTCGCTGGTGGTCACCTGGAACTGGAAGGCGTTGGGGGCGTAGCCCGATGGCAATCACGACGCTGGACCTGCTCATCGCGGGCATGTTGCCTGCCGAGGAGATCGTCAAGTCGTCGTTCACCGGCGAGGCAGTCGGTGGGCTGCACTCGACGTTCTACGTTGCCGGTCGCCCGGGTGCGGCCACGGTGCCGTCGCCGGGGCTGGCCGGCGCCGCGCTCACCAGCTACGCGGGGCAGATCCCGTTCCCGGCCGCGGTGGGCGGCAAGAACATCCACCTGGCCCGCTTCGAGGCCGCCCAGACGTCCAGCGTTGGGTCGGTCATCCTGTGCGACCGGTTGTGGCACAACTCCGGGATCGTGGTGACCACCACGACCGCGCAGACCGTCAACTCGGTCACCTGGCCGTCGCGGGACCGCAACGGCGCCACCTTGGGTGATGGCGTGATGGTCGGTATCGAGGTCAGCACGGCGACCACGAACGCGGGCGCTGTCACCAACACCACGATGAGCTACACCAACCAGGCAGGCACGTCCGGGCGGACGGCCACGATGGCGTCGTTCCCGGCGACCGCGGTCGCGGGCACGTTCGTCCCGTTCCTGCTCGCCGCTGGGGACACCGGGGTCCGGTCGATCCAGTCGGTCACCCTGGGCACGTCCTACGCGGCGGGCGCCGTCCACCTGGTCGCCTACCGGCGGATCGCTGCCCTCGGCACACCGCAGACAAGTGTCGGCGTGTCCGCCGACGGCGTGTCCCTCGGGCTGCCGCGCCTCTATGACAACTCGGTCCCGTTCTTGGTCTACACACTGTCCGGGACCGCGGCTGGCATCGTCGTCGGCTCCGTGACGTGGGCGCAGGGCTGAGCCGTGATGACCCTGACCGCCGCGACCTTGGTCCGGTCCGCCAATGGTGACGCCGCGTGGGCGCTCGCCCACGACGAGGTGTTCGGCACCGAGATGGTCGGCGGCGTGACCACCACCGAGGACTTCACCGGCGCCGACGGCGCGGCGTGGCCTGCGCAGTGGACGACCGGCTACACGGGGCCCGGTGCTGCCGCGACGATCCAGACCAACCGTGGCCGCCTCGCCTCCGGCACCCAGGGCGGCTACAGCGGCGCGTCCCGGGTCACCCGGCGCCTGACCACGCCGGCGATCGACGTCGACATTGCCGGGACGTGGACCCCTGACGCGAACGAGCCCTACGGGTTCGTGGTGGCCCGCGGGTACGGCGACGGTGACACCCAGCACGGGTACATGCTGCTGCTGAACAAGTCCGGGACCCTGCACGTCGAGCGGGTTCTCGACTACGCCGGCCGCAGGATCGGTTCGGTCACGTTCGCGGCGTCCAGTGGCACCACCTACGGGTTCCGGTTCCGGGTCATCGGCGACCGGGTGCAGGCACGGCTCTGGTCCGGGGCCGAGCCGTCCACCTGGGATGTCGACGTGGTGGACACGGCGATCCCTCGCGGTGGCGCCGTGGGCCTGTCGAACGCCTGCGGCAACGCCACGGTCAGCCACGTCATCGACTTCGACGCGGTCACGGTCACCGATGGCACGGCCGGTGGCGGCACCGAGTTCACCGAGACCGTCACCGACGATGTGGGCGCCGTGGACGCGCTCACCGTGGCGTTGGGCTACGGGCGGACCCTGGACGACTCCCAGGGGCTCGCGGACACGCTGACGGCTGCACAGGCCATGTCCCGGGCCCTCGACGACACCGCCGGCACCACCGACACGGTGTCGGCTGCGCTCGGCATCGTCCGGGCGTTCACCGACGCCGCGGGCCTCACCGACACGTTGGCCGCCGAGGTGGCCCGCACCGTCACCGTGAACGACCCCGTGGGCGTCGCTGACGCGATCGTGGCCGCGGTCGCGTTCGGACGTGCCATCACCGACGGCGCGGGCCTGACCGACCCGCTCACGGCGTCGCTGGCTCTGGCCCGGTCCCTGAACGACACGGTGGGCGTGGCCGATGCCCTGGCCGCCGAGGTCGCCATTGCGGTCGCGTTGAACGACCCCGTGGGCCTGGTCGACGTCCTGTCGTCGGCGCTGGCCCTGGCCCGCACCGTCACCGACCCTGTGGGGCTCCTCGACGCGCTCACCTCGGCCGTGGCCTACGCCCGGACCGTGGACGACGCCGAGGGCCTGGCCGACACCCTCGCGTCCCAACTGGGCAAGCTGGTGCAGGTCGATGACAGCGCTGGTCTGGTCGACCTGGTGTCCCGGGTCATCGCCTACGCCCGCACCCAGACCGACCCGGCTGGCCTGGTCGACCCGCTCGCCGTGGCTGCCGCCTACGGGCGCCCGGACACCGACTCTGCCGGGGTCACCGACACCGTGATCCCGGCCCTGACCATGGGCCGGTCCCTGGTCGACGTAGTGGGCCTCGGCGACGACGTGATCGCCGCCGTCACCCGTGGCCGTGCCCTGGACGACGCCGGGGGCATGACTGACTCGATCGTGGTCGAGCTGATCGCCGGGGACGGCACCCGGGGCGTCATCACCGTCGGTGTCCGCAGTGCCCCCGGGCACGGCATCGGGGAGCGGCCAGCCGTCGAGATCCAGTTGAGCACCCGCGGCGGTGGCCCTGCCCGCGCCGCCCGGCCCGCGTGGATGCTGGCCCGCGGGTACCGGCCCGCGCCGACCGTGGAGGTGTCCGACCGTGACTGAGTACCTGCCGGGCGCCGTGGTGCCGCTCACGTTCACCGTGACCGACGCTGACGGCAACCCTGCGAACGCCGGGGCCGCCGCGCTCCTCATCACCCTGCCGGACGGGACCACGACCGCGCCCACGCTCGACAACCCGACCACGGGCACCTACCAGGCCGACTACACCGCCGCCCAGGCTGGCCGGCACGTTGCGCGGGCCACGTTCACCGGCGCGAACGCTGGCGTCATCGAGGACGTGTTCGACGTCGGCCCGCTCACCCAGGGGCACGTCACCGTGACCGATGTCCGCGCCTACCTCGGCGAGACCTCGGCGACGAACGAGACCCTGGCCGCGGTCCTGCTCGCCGAGCAGTTCGCGCAGGCACGCCGCTGCCGGGTCGACCCGTACCCACCGGATCTGCGTGAGGCCCTGCTGCGCCGGGTGGCCCGAAACCTGGCCGCTCGTGCTGTCCCGGTGACGTCGTTCACGTCGTTCGACGGTGGTGGCACTGCTACCCGGGTGCCGTCCACCGATCCCGAGATCGTCCGCCTAGAGGCACCGTTCCGAAAGCTGGTGATCGGCTGATGTCGCTGTCGAGTGTGCGCGCCGAGCTGGCCCTCGCCGCGTCGATCCCAGGGGTCACCGTCCGGGCCTGGCCGACCGTGAAAGCCCCTGTGACGGGGGACGGTTGGGTGGTGGTCCAGCGGGTCACCCCCGGCGGGTTCCGGTCCTGTGCGGTCACCTGGACGGTCGTGGTGTGCCTCGGCTCGGACACCGCGAAGGCCGAGGAGCTGTTCGAGGAGTGGGCGATCCCGGTTCTGGACGCCGTCACCAACACCGTCGCCTGCGCTGCCGTGTCGGTGGAGCCGGTGGCCCTCGCAACCGAGCAGGGCGGCACCCTGCACGGCTTCACCCTGACCTGCACCACCGACGCCTGAGGAGGCTGAAACATCATGGGAGCACTAGGTACCCGGGCGCTCGTGGTCCGGATCGGGGCCACCGACTACAGCGACGCTGTGGCCGACGTCCGGATCAAGTCCGACGAGGACGACTCCGATTTCGTGTCGTTCGCGCAGGCCGCGGCCGGCGGTGCCCGCAAGTACGTCCTGGCCCTGACCATGGCGCAGGACACCGCCAGCACCTCGCTGTGGTACTTCCTCTGGAGCCAGGCCGGGACCACGCAGACCGTCGAGGTGTGGCCGAACGGCCGGCCGGTCAGTGGCACTGCCACGGCCACCCAGCCGAAGTTCACCTGCTCGGCGGTCGTGTCCGAGCCGAACGGGGACCTGCTCGGCGGCCAGGCCGACAAGTCGACCACGGCCCGGTTCGTGTCCGAGGTCGAGTGGGAGCTCACCGCCAAGCCCACCATCGCGATCTCCTGATCCCGGAAAGGACTGAACCGCAATGGCTCTGCTCACTGCACAGGCGGTCGTGAAGACCGGTCTGGCCCCCGTCTACAGCGCTGTGTCCGCGTCGGACACGGTCACCCCGGTCCCCGGGTCCAAGCTGTTCCTGCACGTGAAGAACGGCAACGGCTCGGCGTGCACGGTGACCCTGGTCGACGGTGGCCGGACCCCTGCCGGGTCGGCTGCGACCAATCCCACCGTGTCGGTGCCGGCATCGACGGGCGACCGGATGATCGGCCCCCTGCCCGCCGAAATGGCCGATCCGGCAACGGGGCTCATCACCGTGCAGTACTCGGTCACGGCCACGGTGACCGCTGCCCTGGTGGTGGTCTGAGCCGTGGCCGGTATCAGCGGAGGCGTCCGCGTCGAGGGACTGAACCGGGTCGTCCGGGACCTGCAGTCCCTCGGGCTCGAGCTGGACGACCTCAAGGACGCTTTCGCTGAGATCGCCTCGGAGGGTGCCCGGCTGGCGTCGTCGTTCGCGCCGAAGCGGTCGGGTGCCCTCGCTGCGTCGGTGCGGGGGAACCGGGCCAAGAACAAGGCCGTTGTCGCGGCCGGCAAGGCGCGGGTGCCCTACGCCGGGCCGATCAACTACGGGTGGCCGGAGGGTCAGCGGAACCTGCGCGCCAAGCCGCGGCGCCGGGGTGGTTGGCCGATCGGGATCCAGCCGTCCGAGTTCATGCAACGGGCCGATGAGGCGATGCAGCCTCGGGCGCTCGCCGAACTCGACCGGGCCATCGTGAAGCGCATTCAGGAAAGGGGTTTGGCATGAGCGAGGACAGCAGGCCGACTGTCTCGGGCGTCGCAGAGTCGATGACCGGGTTCGATGAGATCGCCATCGAGCAACTGTTCCGGACGCCCATCGAGAAGCTGTCGGGGACGTTGCAGATGCGGGCCATGGTGTTCGTGCTGAACCGCCGCGACGGGATGAACGACGCCGATGCGTTCAAGGCCGTGATGAACCTGCCGTTCGCTGAGGTCGACGCCCAGTTCCGAGACGAGGACGAGGTGCCCGAGGTGGGAAAAGAGCCTGCCTCGAAAAGGAGTGGGCGCAGCTCGTCATCCACTGCGGGTTGAGCCTCGCACCAGAGCAGTACATGGGCTTGACCAGCCGCCAACGGGCGGCCCTGATCGGCGAAGCGCAGAAGAGGTGACACCGTGGCCGGAACCATCCGGATAGCGATCCTGGCGAACGCTGCGAGGGCGCGTTCCGAGATCCAGTCGGTCGCCAGCACCGCACAGCAGACCGAGGGCAAGCTGTCCAAGCTGTCGGGCCTGTTGAAGGGTGCGCTCGCAGGTGCCGCCGTCGCCGGTGGGCTCGCTGTCGGGAAGGCACTGGTCGACTCCACCAAGCGTGCCTCCGACCTGAACGAGACCCTGAACAAGTCGCGGACCATCTTCGGGGCCCAGGCCGGCGCGATGGAGCAGTGGGCGGGCTCCGCGGCGAAGTCGGCCGGGTTGTCGCGGTCCGCCGCGCTGGAGGCCTCGGCCGGGTTCGGTGACATGTTTCAGCAGATCGGCCTCACTGCGGCCGCGTCCGCGAAGCTGTCCCGGGAAACCGTTCAGATGGCAGCCGATTTCGGGTCGTTCAATAACCTGGAGACCGGCGACGTCCTGGACCGGATCAGTGCGGCCTACCGCGGCGAGTTCGATTCCCTCCAATCGCTGATCCCGAACATCAACGCGGCCAGGGTCGAGCAGGAGGCATTGACCCTCTCGGGCAAGAAGTCCACCAAGCAGTTGACCGCGCAGGACAAGGCGCTGGCCGTGAATGCGATCCTGCACAAGGACGGCGCCCGCGCCATGGGCGATTTCGCGAAGACCAGTGATGGTGCGGCGAACAAGCAGAAGATCCTCAAGGCCCGGCTGGAGGACCTGTCTGCGAAGGTCGGTCAGAAGCTCCTACCTGTGTTCGACAAGCTGCTCGACATCGGCGAGGGGGTCCTCGACTTCTTCGAGGGTGCCGGCAAGGAAGGGTCCACGGCGGGCAAGGTGTTCGGCGCCGTGAAGTCGGCCGCCGGTGGATTCTTCGACGCGCTGCGCAAGGCGAAGGACACCGTGATGCCCGCGATCAGGAATGCGATCCGGAGCGTCTCGGATGCCCTCAACGACCACCAGGGCGCGGTGAACTTCGTTCTCGGCGTGGTGAAGCTGTGGGGCACGTACATCACCAAGGTGGTGATCCCTGTCATCGCCAAATGGGTGTCCCTGATCGTGAAGTTGTGGGCCCCCGCAATCCGGGTCATCGCGACGGTGATCGAGAAGGTCGTGATCCCCGCCGTCAAGGCGCTGCTGAGCACCTTCACCACCGTGATCGGCGGCATCCTCCGCACGGCGGCCGGGATCGCCGAGAAACTGCACCTGCCGTTCGCGAAGGAATTGCGGGCCGCGTCGAACGAGTTCGACAAGCTCGCCCGGAACGCGAAGGCGGCCCTGAACGGTATTCCGTCCAAGAAGACCATCAACGTCGTTGCCCTGGTGAACGGGAAGCAGCAGACGATCCAGCGTGCCATCGGCTCGGCGAACGACCGTGAGAGCCGGGGCATCTCGTTCGGTGGCGCCAGGGCCCGTGGTGGCCCCGTCCGGTTGGGCCGGGCGTACCTGGTCGGCGAGCGTGGCCCGGAGCTGTTCGTCCCGGGCGCCTCGGGCACGATCGTCCCGAACGGTTCCGGTGGTGGGGCCGGGGTGCAGGACGTGAACGTCACCTTCGGGTTCGACGCCGCGAACTCCGGTGATGCCCTGATGGACGTCATCGTGAACCGGTTGCGTGCCAGGGTCCGTGCCGGCGGCGGCAACGTGCAGGCCGTGCTGGGCGGCCGGTGATGGCCGTTCCCAGGCTCGGTGTCGAGCTGTACGTGTCGGGTGCGTGGGCCGACATCACCGACGACGTGCACGAGAGCGGCGTGTCCATCACCAGTGGC